TTATTAACAGATAAACCAAAAATGACAAGAACATTCCTAATGTTTTGTTCGTAAAGAGCCAATGCATCACCTATACTTTCTACTAAAATTACTTCTTCCTTTAAATTTATTTCTTCCTCTACCCCTGTTGTTTTATTAAAAGCTGGGTAGACCCAATTATTGCGCTTCCCGATATGTTTCCATTTAGGGAAATTATTATCATCATCAACTTTTCTTCCTGAAAATCCAATGATTTGTTTGTGTTCATTATAAACAGGAAAGACCATTCTTCTATACATCTTCCCTACCCCTGCTAGACCTACTTGAAAAACCTTTTGGGTTTCTTCAGATATGTTCCGTTTTTTATAGAAGTTATAGTTAGGGAATAATCTCTCTAGATGAGAGTCATCGTAAATTTTTTCCATTTCAATTTTTTCTTTGGGCTGATAAACAGTTACATTATCTGTGGAAGAGTTTAATAAAATTTCTTCTGTCTGTTTATTGTCTTTTAAAGTGAGTCTGATTAGAGCCTCAAAAGGCTTGCAACCTTTGTTCTCAACGAAGTCCATCCAGACACCAGTATTTTTGTATATCTTGACGGCGGTATTATTGTCTCCATCTCTGTAAAGAGCTTGAGTTCGCCAATGGTCACCACAATCTATGAGACTATAGCCTATCGATTCTAGAATTCCTTGGAATTCTTCAGAATTGATCGAAGTCGGGGATTGTTTCTTGGATTCCATCATTATCTAAATCTTCCTCTCCATTCAGAATTCTAGCTACATCTCTAAGATCTCCTCTTTCTGTTATATTGAAATTATTAAAATCTAAATTAATAGCATTTTTTCTCAAAGAGTCTCCAATACTTACAGGCTCCACAGCTCCAGCGATATCACTACCTAAGTGTCTAGCTTTTACATTAATAAGCTTATGTGTTCCGAATCTCCCGCCTTCAGTCTCTACTTCGTCTGTGGTTTTACTGCGGAGAATAAACATGTGGGAACAAAATTGAGTAATCCTGTCTGATAGAGAAACGATAGATTCATCATCAACGATATTTTGAGAAGTCCTGTTGGTTGTTATGCCGTATCTGTTGGATTGAACTGATGTAATCATAGGAATAACAGGGTTGCCGTCATGTAGTATTTCTTTTTGGACACATTTCTTAAATTTGTCAACCATTTCTCCAACAACTTGCCATTCTGATTTATTACCATTATTTTCAGACGTTGTTTTGATATAATCAAAAGAAAAGACCATTTGGTTACCCCTACCGACTTTAGCATAATAAAATCTCTTTAGAGTGTTAACCATAGAATCTACATCCATCCCACCTACATTGTAGTAATAAAATTTTAATTTACTTATTTTTGGCCAAACAGATCTAACTTTATCCACCACATCCTGTCCAGCTTGCCTCCATTTACCATTTTCCAACAAATGCATCGGCACTCCAGATATAGCAGCACATTGTCTCATGATGAGTTCTTCTTTACTCATCTCACCATTATCAAAATGCAGAACAGGAACGTCATATTTTAAACTAACTTTAGTAGAATAGTCCATGCAAAACTGCGTCTTGCCCACACCAGAACGAGCGACTATAACCGTAATGTTACCAGCCCTTAGAAGAGAGCCATAAATATCATTTATCTTCCCATGTGGACCCATCATGCCGAATTCAGTCACAGGATTATTCCCACGCTCTTCGACGAGAGCTTCCATCTCCTCATAAATATTTTCTGGGCTATCGTTTCCTATCTCATAGAGATTAATGCGAGAATTATAAACATTGTCAGCAACCTCTATAATATCTCTATAAGAAGATTCTGGAGAAATATTCTTCATCTTCTTCACAATCTCTTGAGAAGACTCCAGTATTTCTCTTCTTATCGTATACTTTTTAAGTTCTTTAGCTGTCTTTAAAATATTACCTTTGGGGACTTTTCTCAAAGATAATGATTTAATATAATCAGAAGGATTGAGATTGTCCTCAAACGATAAACCAATATCATTTACTCTCTGGGCAATAATAATTTCATCAATTTCATCACCAGCATCAATAGCTTGCTGAATAATCCTGAAGATAGCCGAATGTAACGAGCTTTGTTTAGAGTAAAAATCTGAATTACTAATAAAATTAGAAATCTCTGCAAGACTTTCTGGTTCTTTGAGTAAACCAGCTAATAATTGTTTTTCTAGTTCAAAATTGTATATCATTAGTCTTCTTCTATTATTTCGTTAGATGCATGTTGAAAATGATTTTCAAGAGTTTTTGTTAGAGCAAATTCTGTCATGCCACAATCAAATTTACAATAAATAAGCGGCTTCCCATTTTCAGAAGAAACAGCCATAATAACACCTTTATACTTATCAGCCCCGCCCGAAAGCTCATAAAGCTTATCAACCATCTCTGTAGGAATACAAAATTCCTTATCATCACTGCCTTCTGGTAAATTCATAAATAAATATCTTGCTCGGTAAATAAAGAAGCTTGGATTTCGTCTTTTGGATAAACTTCTGCTAGCTGAATTTCATTAGCCTTACAAAAGTTTAATTTGTGCTCATCTCTTTTAAGTTGATCAGCATATTTAAAATGGTTTTTATGGAAAAACTTAACAAATTTTGTGTGTTGCGCTCCCTGAACTTCTACAGCTATTTTTTTATTAGCGTTGTAAAAGTCTAAAGTTAGTCTGCTACCAACCACGCGAAACTCTTCGAAAACAATGTCATTTTTCCAGTATTTATACAAGAATTTTTTGACAGTAGTTTGAAATTTACTTCTGCTAGGTTTTTCCCAATCAATTAAATATTTCTTCGCATTTTTGAGATTTCTTTCTTTGCCGTATCTGTCAACAAATTTCATGCTACAATTTGTTCTTTGAAATAATCAATGAGAAATTTACACAAGTCTTTATTGTCCTCGATAGTTTTAAATAAATTATTATCTCCTTGTATTTTTTCTGGGAAGTCAAATTTATTTTCTTTTAGCAAATCTAGAAAATCTTCTGTGGGTTTAATCCAAGCCCCTTTTTTCTGCATAAACTCCCAAGCGTATAACAAGTCTACGACTTCTTTTTCTACCCAAATAGATGTGCCATTACTACGCCCATATTTTATGGGATAAGAAATAGTCATGTTGGTATTTTCATGAGCAGATTTTTTAATTGTCACTTTAGCGTGATGTCCAATGATCGGATTCTTTTTAGAGTCTATAGTTTTTACAGTCGGATTTTTTAAAATCAAATCGCCTTTAAATCTAGGTTCGAATTCCATGATATTGTTAGCGAAGTGCAACAACGCATTGCCTCCTGTAGCTGTAGTCTGTCGAACAGGCGCTTTTGAATAAGGATCTAGTTTAATATCTGCTCGAACTTGGCTAATGAAGATAGCCATATGTCCTCTTTTGCCTAAAGCGGTGCTAGTTTTTTTGCAAAAATCAGAAGCTATAACCGCACCACCTGCAACCTTACTGCTTTCTTCAAAACCTTTAGCTAAATCGTCTTTCTTAATCAAACCGTCTACAGAATCTATGATAAAGCAATATTTAATCTTATCGTCATTATTGGTGATCAACTGCCTAATTAGAGTCATAGCCGCTTCGTAAACATTACTCTCGAAAACAAAACACGTTCCATCTACCCACTCTTCTGGAGAAAACACAAATTTAACCCCAGATCTTTCTTTAACTTCTGGACCTAACCTTCCTTCTGCTTTAATATACACACCTCTAGATTTGTCTAAACCTGTCAAGAAGTTTTTCATAACCTGTAAAGATTCAGAAGTTTTACCTCCCTCGTTAACTCCTGTGAATCTATGTAACCCAGGACCAAAACCTCCTGCGAGATGATAATCTAATTGCAAGGAGCCACTAGAAACTTTGTATTCCACAGTATCTTCAAAATTAAAATGATCATCCTTGTTTGCTTTTAAAAAATTGTCAAGAATATTGGCTGGTTCTATTTTATCACTCATTTAAAAAGTCTTTTATTGTTTTGGTTTTACGGAGCGCATCACTATCTTGCCCCGACTTCTCGCCTATATCATAAGTCTTATACTTAGATAAGTCAACCTTAAAATTAAAAGCTCTGAATTTTTCGTCGAGAGTTTCTTTGAGTTTATCGCTGACAAGGTAAGCTAAAGAGTCAAACTTCTTATCGAAGTAGACAATAGCCATGAAATCTTGCGAGTAACGATTACAAAGATCGTTAAGCATTTTCATTTCCCTAGCGAAGAAAGGTCTCCTTCCTTTATCGGGAACGTCTAATAATCTAAATAAGATTTCTCTTTTATTCAGACTCTTCTTTTTGCTCACGAATAAGGGTAAACCGCCGCTACATCGCGGTCAACCATTTTTTTCACAAGCTGCAAAAAATTAGTTTTCGGCTCCCAACCAAGTTCTTTTCTAGCTTTAGTAGAGTCCCCCCGTAATAAATCCACCTCTGCTGGTCTGTAAAAATCTTTATTGATCTCTACAAGAACATCAGAACCATGAAAATACTTTTCGTTCAGCTCTTCGCCCTTCCATTTACATCGGCTTCTGTGAAATCCAGCAAAATTAAAAGCCTCTTCCACAAACTCTCTAATACTGTGAGTTTCGTTAGATGATAGAACGTATTCTTTTGGATTTTTTCTGTCTTGATTAAGCATTAACCATACGCCCTCCACGAAATCTTCGGCATCACCCCAATCTCTTTTCGAGTCTACATTACCCAATTGTAAAGGCTTGGTAGGTCGGCCCATCTCGTAGTCAACAAGAATTCTAGCTACATTTTTTGTGATTTTACGAGTTACAAACTCTTCTCCTCTTCTCACTCCTTCGTGATTAAACAAAAAACCTTGAATAGCGAAAACATCATATGAATCTCTATAAACTTTGACCAAATGCCTAGCAGCACACTTAGAGGCTCCATATGGACTTCTAGGGCGCAAAGGGTGCTCTTCTGTCTGTGGAGTCTCTATAACATCCCCGAACTCTTCAGAGCTACCAGCATTGTAATATCTACAATGAGGCACATGTTTTCTTATCGCCTCCAATTGATACAAAATAGACATACAATTAGTCATCATGTGATTGACTGGTTGAGTCCAACTATTCCCTACGAAAGAATTAGCCGCGAAATTTATGAAATAATCAGGTTTTTCATTTGCTATAACCTGTTCTGTATTAGCTTGATCTGCGATGTCTAAGTCAATTAATTTAAACCTTTTGTTATCTAAGAGATGTTCGATATTTTTATGGTTTTTGACACTTAATCTGCGAGCGCCAGCTATAATAATATGTTCTGTGTTCTTAATTAGATAGTCGGCCATAAGGCTACCATCTTGACCAGTCACACCAGTGATTAAAACTTTTTTATTATTAATCATAAACTTGTTCATTAATCATAAACTTGTTCATTAATCATAAACTTGTTCATTAATCCACTCAAAAGTAGAAATAACACCTTTAGATAAAGACTTTTGTGATTCCCAACCAACTTTTTCTTTATAAAGAGTATTGTCAGAATTCCTTCCTTTTACCCCAAGAGGACATTTGTGTCCATATTTTTCTTCGAATTCTTGACCATGAAGATTTTTAATTTTTATATTTTTACCAGATGATTTTATACATAAATCTGCTAATTCATTGATCGAAACCATTTCTTCAGACCCTATATTAACTGGACCTAAAAAAGTTTCTTGATCCATAAACTTCGATACAGCTTTTAGACATTCATCAATATAAAGAAAAGATCTAGTTTGTTTTCCATCTCCCCAAACTTCTATTTCCCCTCCATCTTCACATTCAGAAACTTTACGACACATCGCTGCTGGAGCTTTTTCTTTACCTCCTTGCCAAGTTCCTTGAGGACCAAAAATATTATGAAATCTAGCTATCCTAACATCTAAACCATAATTCCTGTTAAAAGATAAAAATAAACGTTCACTGAATAATTTTTCCCAACCGTATTCAGAATCTGGATTCGCGGGATAAGCTGAAGATTCTTCGCAGTTAGGATTATCTGGGTCCATTTGGTTGTGCTCTGGATAAATGCAAGCAGATGAAGAGTAAAATATTTTACCTATCTTAGTTTCAACTGCTTGTTTCGCAACATGTAGATTAATTAAAGCTGAATTATGCATAACATCAGCGTCATTATCTCCTGTAAAAATATAACCAGCACCCCCCATGTCAGCAGCTAGTTGATAAACTTCATCAAAAGATTGTTCATCATTTAGATAAAAAGACTCTTTTACTATTTTTTCTTCACGTAAATCAGCTTTGATAAATTCATCACAAATTTCTGACCAATCAAAATATTCATGTAATTTGATGTCTACAGCTCTTACCCAATAACCTTCTGATTTAAGCTTTTTCGCCAGATGCCCCCCGATAAATCCTCCCCCTCCTAAAACTAACGCTGTTTTTTTCATAATTTATTAATTTTTTGTATTATATGTGTTTTTTTAAAATACTCAACTTTTAAAATTAGGTGTTTATACCTCCTCGATTCTTTTTGTTTTATCACAAATTAATAAATCGTAGTCTGGTTTTTGATTGCAAATGACCTCATGGTATTTACACCCCCAGTCTTTAAGTTGGGTTATTGTAAGTTCTGAATAATCCTTTTTCGAGCGCTGCCCTCTAGCAGTCCAATAAATTATTCTATTCCCTTCATCAAATAATTTATTTATTTTTTTTATATTTTTATAAATAGGAAGTGCTAATTGATATTTTTTTTCAGTGCTATAGGAGCAAATGGTTTCGTCTATATCGACATATATCTTCATATTAATCTAAGTTATATTTATGCTTCTCTGAAGGATCTAAATTAACCCCCGAAACGAATCCTTCGCTGTTGTATGTCCTCCAAACTCTGTAAGAATCTTCATCAAAGTGTTCAGTAGAAACTTCAAAAATAGTTCCTCCCGTTAAAGATTCTAATTGGTGAGGTTGACCTATAGATATTCTTAAACAATCGCCTTCTGTTATTTTTTTTTGATGTAATTTGCCTAAATCAGTATCTATCCATCTAAACAAAAACTCACCCTGCTGAACATACCAAGTTTCATCTTTAATTAAATGGTAGTGCATAGAAAAAGAGGCTCCTTTTTTAAAAACCAACAACTTACCACAATACTTTTCATTGTTTTGAAAAATAATTTCATGGCCCCATTCTTTTTTCACAAAGGTTTCAGAAGAATTCTTAGCATTAAAAATTATTGGTTTTTGCATTGTAGTATTTTGGTTGTGGAATAATCAGAAATTCTATCGAAAAACACCAATTTTTTTGCAAAACAGCTTCCAATTACTTCCTTGTATTTCCAGTCAGAACCTATAACCATAAAATCTGGTGATATTTTTCTGATTATACTATTTAGTTCCTCTGTATTTTCAAAAATAAAAACTTCATCTATATGACGGATAGACTTAAGAACTTCTTTTCTGTCTTCAGAATTATTAAAAGGTCTATCTAAACCTTTATCTTTTTTAACTTTAGAATCTGAATCTATACCCACAAAAAGCTTATCACCTAAACTTTTAGCATATTTAAAAAGCTCAATATGCCCTCTATGCAGAATATCAAAACAACCATTGGTCCAAATTAATTTCATTTTATAAATAATTTGCTATTTTAAATAAATATTCGTTTATAGATTCCCACTTATGCTCCCCCACAACCTTTAAAAGTTTTGTATTGTCTGCTTGCGTAAACTTCTGATATTGGCCCTCTAGTTCCTGCGGCATAGGAATTTCTTTAATTTGACAATTAAATTTATTTTTTATTATTTGAGCGACTTCCTTAAAAGAAATAGCAATTCCAGTTCCAATATTATAAATGCCAGTAGCTTCTGAACTTAACATTTTATGATGAATGGCACATACATCGTCTACAGAAACAAAATCTCTTTTATAATTTTCGCTGTTCTCGAAAAGAATAATTTCTTTATTCTCTCGCGCTTGTTTAATGAATTTTGATATAGGGCTAGCTTGATTCCCTTTTTTCTCTTCTCCAAGACCATAGACATTAAAATACCTAAAACCTTGATAGGGGTAGTTTTGATTTAAAAGCCAGCAGTCAAACATGTATTTACTAAAAGAATACGGACTTAGTGGTTTGCAAAAATCGGATTCATTAAAATTATTAGAGGAGCCATAAACAGAAGCGCTACTAGCGTATTGAAAAGTTACCTCGTTAGTTTCGCAAAGTTTATATAGTTTTTTAGAATACTCAAAATTTTGACTTAAAATCTTTTTTAAATTTTTTTCAGTTGTCAGAGGGTTGGCAGCAAGATGGATTACGGCATCTTCACCAGAAATATCAGGCAATCCAAAATCGCCTAAAGAAATATCAAACTTACTGACCTCAAAACCCTTGCTAGTTAAATAGCTAGATAAGTTTTTCCCTATGAAACCATTAGCACCAGTTATAGTTACTCTCTTCACAATTCTTATACCTCCGTCCACTCTTCTTCTCGCAAATTTTTAACTGGATAAGGATGATGAGCTTTTGTATGACTCTTATAAAGCTCAAAATTTGAACAAGGGTAAATTTTTTCCCAAGGTTTATTTATGTCTTCTTCTGAAAGAGATTGATTTTCTATAATAAAAACATCGTCGTGTAAAACATAAATTGGAGTATACTCAAATTTATTTGAAAGTTTTTTAAATGCATAAGGACTCGCTCCATACCAGTTGAGTCCATCCCAACAATAATCTTCTTTATACTTTAAGGCTTTGCTTTCTAATGGTTCGAATCTGACATTTGATTCTACTAAAATAACTCTAGGTTTATAATTTTTTAATATAGATTCTAATACCCAATAGTCCATTCCGTCTATATCTAATGAAAGAAAATCAAAATTTGTAGGAACTTTATATTTAGAAAATAAATCACAAATGTTGTCTTTTGTTACAGAGTGCTTATATAGCCCCAAAGAACTGTTAGACTCGTTATTATCTATCATCAAGCCGTCCCAACCAAAATTAGACCTTAAATCAATTACGTTTGAATTTGTTACTCCATCGTAAGCGCCTATATCTACATAATACTTGTTGGTTGTGCCTATTGTCTTAAAAATATTAGAAATATAACAATGCTGATTCTTTTGAGAGCGTCCCTCATATATCTCTATATTTTCTAAGTTTATTGTTTTCATAATGTAGTGACACCCCTCTCCGCAACCACTTTACTGGCGCATTTATTGGCGTAATTTATAGATTTATCAATGTTGTTACTTTTTAAAAATTGACATACTAATGCAGCAAAAAAAGTATCACCTGCGCCTGAAGAGTCTTTTATTTCTGTCGAATTTACGGGGTAGTTGACACCATTATAGTCGCAACCATCGCCGCCTTTAGTGCAAATTGTTTTAGATAAAGCAATTTCACTAATAGTATCTAAAGATCTCTGTAGCTCATAATTATTTATTTTAATAAATCTAGCTTTATCTGCCCATTTATCAAGCTTTTTTTTAGTGTCTAAGAAAACATTGTCATGATTTTCACAAATATAGGAAATATCTTCGATAGTTAAATAACCCTTATTATAATCAGAAATTGCTATCAAATCATAAGACTTAAAGTCCACAGAAGAAAGATCTAACTTAGGAATCTGTGAATGGTCATCATCTACTCTCATAAACATGTGATTAGATGCTTCATCTACATATCGTGTTTTTTTAATGTCCCGCCAATTAAAATTAGTTACAATATCACAAGAAGAAATTATATTTTTAATGTTTCTGTAGACATTTTGAGCCATGCCTTCATTCTCTATTTTTTTTTGTATATTTAAAATAGGAACTGGAACATCTGGACAAAGCCTTTCAGAACTGCAATAAAGAAATACATCTTTGCAACTTTCTCCTATAACTAATATTTTAGACATACTAATATAAGCTTTTTCTCTCAATAATTATTGCAGGTCTCCCGCTTTCAGAAGCACCTTTAAATGCCTGTAAAACTTCAGGCCCAGTAGTGGGAGTAATAACTGGAAAATCAACAGCCTCCTCAAGAGTTTTTGTAAAATCTTGAGAATGAGTTATTCCTGAATAAAATGGACCCGCATCTGCTGTAATAGCTCTAATAATAATAGGAGTTTTATATTCTCCATGAGAAATTCTTTCTATTTTGTCGAGATGATTAACTATAGCGTCCATAGCGACCATCATGAAATCATGTCTTTCGAAATAAACAATTGGTCTAAATCCTTCGAAAGAACAACCTATAGCCAAACCCATCATTAAATTTTCGGCAACAGGTGTTTCTATTTTTTTATCAGATGTAACATTTTTTAATGTACCCATAGCATCGCCATGTAAAACATTATATCCTATGCACATGAAATCTTCATCAGATCCTAAATTAGTCATAGATTCCAACACCGCATCTTTGTAGGAAATATCGCGAGAATTTAAATTTTCACAAACAGGGTATTTCTTGGTTTCAAGAGGGGGAAAATACTCTTCGTCAGTTTTTTTGACCGTTTTAGATAGGTCTATCATTCCTTCTTTTCTCGCATGAGGATAAGTTATATCATAATAATATTTAATTACAGAAGGAGAGTCCCACTTGTAGTCGGCAGCGTTGCCCCATCTGTCCTCGTTGGTCGCCTCCACTGATCTATTGTTATTTTCTATAACAAATTTACAAGGAAGATCCCAGCCATCCACATAGCGAACTGCTTCAAATAGGTGTCCATTGTCTTCTGTCCCATCACCCACAAAACACCAGACTTTTTTATCTGAACCTTTTTTCTTTAAACCTAAAGCAATACCAGCAGCAATTGCTGGGGTTCCTCCAATTATAGCAGAACAGAAAAAATTTCTTTCTCTGTCATAAATAAACATGCTTCTTCCATCTAATATTCTTTCTTTAACAGTTTCAGGGGGAATCCCATGTAACAAAGCGTGATAGTGACTTCTATGATTTGAAATCACATAATCTCCTTCTTTAATGTCTTTAAAAATCTCTATCAATTGCTCTTCATTGCCACCTGAAAGGTGAAACAAAAAAGGTAACTTATTGTCCATATAGAGTTCACCAATTTCATTTTCAAAATCAATTAAGTCTTTTTTGGTCCAGTTTTTTTGTGTAGTCATGGTTCAATTATAATTCTACCCACTGCTTCGTTGCGAAGAGAGTTCACAGCATTATTGATCTCCGATAATTTATATCGGTGAGTTATCAGTTTGTCAATTGATTTTTTCAACAAATTTTTATCTTTTGCGAATAATTTTAAATACCTTGGTAAATCGATATCAGGATTAAAACCGCCAGCTTGAGAGGTTTTTATAGTTAAGCCCTCGGATGGAAAAAATTTTAACGGTTCAAAAATTGTTAATTGACTATTTGGAGGAGGCTGGGCAACTAAAATGCAACGTCCAGAATCTGAAAGATGAGGCAAACAATCAGAAACTAAAGGTAAGTGGCCTGTAGTGTCTATAATACAATCTACTTTCCCAAAGCAAGAAAATAATTTATTTAATTCAGATGTATGAAAAAACTCAATTTCCCACGGGAAAGACTCTATCAACTTTTTTTTGTCGCGATTAATATCTACCATGTAGATTTTTGAAGCATTAGAAAACACCGAACCTAAAGCACAACTTAATCCTACTCCTCCCGCCCCCAAGATTAAAACAGATTCTCCTAATTTTATGTTTGCGTCTTTGTTAGCCACGCTTAATCCCGTAGACAAACCACAACCCATTAAAGTGCAAAGGTCTTCATTAGTGTCAGGATCAACTCTAGTCACTCTGTTTTCAGAGACTAAAGAAAATTGAGATAAAGTCGTAGACTTACCTCCTGTTATTTGTTTACCTTTATAAATATAAGAGGGGAAATCTGATTCAATACCACTTGCTTTACGCCAATGTATTACCACTTTGTCTCCTTTTTTTACTCTACTGACTCCTTCTCCGATCTCCTCCACAATAGCGCAACCTTCGTGACCTAGCAAATGAGGCATAAAGCGTGAATTTCCCTTAAGACCTGCAATTTCTTGCAATTGAGCGCCACAAAGACCACTAGATAAAATTTTTACTAAAACTTGCCCAAACTTCGGAGGACTAGGCTCTAAATCCCATAAAGATAAATCTTTATTTGTTTCCTTTAATATGACGGCCTTCATGATGCGTGAGCTACTAGAATATCAGGGTGAGTGTCAGGCTTGTGGTGAATATAACCAAAACTAAATTTATATTTAGGATTAATTTCTCTAATTTTATCTTTAATTATATCTATGTCGTTTTTAAAATATGCTTGCAAGTCATCTATTAAAATCGAATGGGACGTTATTTTGCTATAATCTTTTATAACTTTTAATTCTTCTAAAAGAGGAACTCCTCCTCCTTCTCCATGAGCATCAAGCCATAAAGTGGATTTTTCATTTATTTTGGGCAGTGTTTCCTTTAAAAAACTCACTGAATCAAGAGTTTTGATAGTGTGAGGGATGTTATATTTTTTTAATTTTTTCTGGGTTGTTAAAACTCTATCAGAAAAAATGTCGCAAGAATAAATTTCATTGTATCCTAAATAAATTGCTTTTTCGCAAGTGTTTCCTTCATGGCATCCGCATTCAATAAAAACCGAAGCGTCTCTCTTGTGTTCTTTAAACAAAAGGTAGGCTTTTTTGTTGACCTCACACAAGCTTTCATAATATTTGCTGTCATCATATTTCATATCTATAATTTTTCTTGTAAATTTCTTTCATTAGTTTAAAATTTTCTAGCGCTTCATCGCCTGTTTTATTTCTAGAGTGAACGGTTGGATTGCATTTAAGATTAAGAACTTCGAAAATAAACGGCATTGAGGTAGCCACGGTGTCAATTTTAGCAGCCTCTTCGATTACTTTCGCCCAGTCAAATATATTGTAATTTTCCTTCAATTTTATCTCCACTCTTTGCAAATCGCTAGGAGTTTTGACAACCTTGTTTAAATAAACTTCCCATTGAGGAGGTGTTCCAAAACGTGAATTAACTAAATGATAAGGTTTTTCGATTTTCAATTCAGAAAAAAGTTTATCTTCTTTTTCTTTGTCTCTATTCAAAGAAAAATAATTTTGCCAATTAGAAGGTTGTAAACCACACATAGCATATTTGCCGAACATGTTAGATTTTTCATATCCATTTATTAATTTTGCAGCTTTAGAATGAAAACCTCTGGTTAATGGAATATATAATATTTTTTTTTGATACAATGTAACTTCAGAAATATTAGAAGAACTAAGACTTTCGAATTCTTCTTTAAAAGGAAAAGAATCATCCAAAGAATAAAATTCAATGTGATTTGTTTTTATTTTATTTTCTAAACATTTATAAGAAGGAGAAATAGGCCAAATTACTCTTAAACCCTGCTGATGAAAGTGACATCCTATTTTTATAGTAAATAATATGTCTCCTAATCCTGCTGGTTGATTTATTAAAACTGTAGGCATTAATATTTTTCTCTAAGAGTTGATTTCAGTAATTTAAAATTATCATCCTCTGCGGCTAAAACGCTCCCATGTTTAGTTAAAGCTTTGCCCCAATAAACTTGAAAATCCAAATCTTTAAATTTGTCGTTTAGTTCCCAATCCATCGGTTGGGTTATTTTTGTTTTTTGGAGAAGAGTATTGAGTCTTTTTATAGAGTTTTTTTTATAAAGGACCGTGCAGAGTCCGTTTGTAGCTGGATGTTCTTTTTTGCCGAAAATATCTCTATTATCACCTTTCCTTATCCATGCTTCGCCTAAAAAAACGCAGTCATAATTAATATTATTATCAGCGCACATATTATTCATTGCATCTACATAGGTCAATGGACTTTCTTTGAAGATAACATCATCTTCTAAAATGAAAAACTCTTCACCTTCGTCCATATTGGATATTTTATTTACAGCCTCTTTGTATTTCATACATAAAGACATTTCAGATCTAAGCATTTGTCTTTCGAATTTTTTTTCGAAATCTTGTAAATCAAAATTTTCGTTTATAATCTCATCTGTTAGATCTTCTTGATCGAACTCTTCTATAAACTCATAATCAATATCAGGAAACCAAGAACTAAGCTCACTCAACATGTGCGCTTTCCTGTCTTTTAGTTTCGTATAATGAATTACGAAGATTTTTTGAATGGAATGCATCTTTCTAAATAAGAATAAATATTATAGTCAGTAAAGTATTTAATTTTAGATTCCTTTACGTAATCTATATATTTTTTGTTAGAACCTTCAATTATATTTCTGATATCTTCTATAACAGATCCACTCCCTACATCAATTTTTTCAAATGACTTTGGGTTATAGAACTCATGCGCCAAGTTGCACCCATCATAGATAGGGACACAATTATTCATAAAACAGTCAGTTATTTTTTCTGATATATAATAATCTTCTTTAGAGTTCTCTATACCAATACTAAACTCATAATCGCGTAGTGCGTCTTCTTTATATTCAGCGTAACCTTTATAGCGAGAATCATTTATCTGCCAACCTCTACCGTAGACATCTATATCTAAATCTGATTCAAAAATTTTAACTAACAACTTCTCTCTTTGTAGATATAAAGAATCTGGGTGTTTTGGAGATCCAGCTATAGCTCCGTGAGCAGCTAATATCATAGAGCATTTTTTGGGTTTGTCGAAGTTTTCGTACGAAAGGTATTGTTCCATAGAGGTTTTTATACCCTCTCCAGCCTGTTTTACATGCGATTGTGTAGAACCTCCAGAATCTTCACTAAACATTAAAGTGGGAGCCATTTCCACATTATCTCTGTGAGCGAATCTACCTACACTGCTAAATACTTTAAAACTATTATCCAATACAGCATCTTGTATGCAGTGGCTCCAACTTGGTTCCATAGTGAATACTATATTTTTGTCTCTTGAGACAGAAAGCATTTCAGAGCTATTATTGAATGTAATTAAATAGTCAAAATTTGAACCAGATGTAATTTCTAGTCCATCTGGAGGAGTTCCCCAATTTCGGATTACTCTATCAGCTAAACCTTCTGGACTGTCCCAGTGGCAAGCAAATTTTATTTTGAAGTTATTCATTTTTAAAAAAATTAAAATCTATTAATGATGGTTTGAAATCTCCCCATAAATTATTATAAAGGTCTTCAGATAATTTCAAATTTTTAAGTTCAGACCAATCATCAATAATTAAAATAGGTATACCTAGCTTTTTAAATTCTTCTACTCCATGCCAACGAGTTACAATGGGTATGCTTTTCATGTAAATAGCTTCCCAAGTTTTATGACAATCCAAGCCATTGCCTATAGGGGAAACTGTAAAATACGATTTTGCGATATCTCTTAAATAATCTTTTTGAGTAGACTCAACAAAATTATCATGATCTTGTATCGAAGCAGCATTTGGGTAATTGCTTTTATTCTGCAAAGGGTATTGATCTGATATTTTATTTAAACAATCATGTCTGGCTCTAGGATTGGTAGAAACATTAAAATTAACATAGACTTGGTTCTGCTTATCTTGATTCTCCTCCATGACTTCACGAAACCTTGTTTGATTACCATGTGACCATTTAGGATTGGCTATTCCTATAGGAATAGGTTTTAATTGAGGATGATTAAATGTCAAGTTTTGAGTATACCACTTGTTGATATTCGGAAATAAGTCTAATACATAACGTATCTCTTGAGCGCCAAAATTAATGTCAGAGTTGTGCGTAACTAAATTGAACTCATCAGGAAGTCTTACAGACCCTATTTTTACATAAGTACTTAACAAGCTTAAATGCTCGGGTTTACAAAATACAAAATTGTTATCTAAAGATTCGTTTTTAAAATTAACAAAAACAAAATCTCTGGCATTTTTATAATCTGTTAACTGTAAGCCGCATTGGTGTTTAAAATAAGTGCCACAAACAAAATTCATTTTAAAGCCCTTTCCCAAAATACAGATGGAGCATTTTCGCAGCCATCTTTAAACTTTTCATAACCAACATCATTAAACTCACAATAAGCTCCTATTTTTGATTTGTCACCTATAATTTCTTCAACGCCACATAAAATAGCCTCACCTATCATTCTGCAAAATGGTTCGTTTACTATCGGTTGATGAAAAATAGCTTTTGATGACTGTAATATCGAAGGAATATCTTCATATTTTACCTCACCATTAAATTTAATATTAGGGCAGTCTTTGAAAGTTCCTTGAGGAGAAATTTCTCCCCAGCCAAAAACATCTATTTGCCTGTCTAAGTTTTGATTAGCAAACCTAATTAAGTTATTCAAACCTTTAAGGGGGTGCAAATAACCGCAATAAACTACATCATATGTTTTTTCATGGTCCGATTTTTTGAACTTAGAAGTGTCAATGGGATCGTAAACAATTTCTACATTATGAAAGTAATTTCCATACAAATGTTTAAAATAATTATAATGATAATTGCTTAAGAAAAAATTCTTTTTAGCTTTAGAAAACAAAAGCTTCCTTGTGTCATTATCTAGATAACTACAAGAGTCATGCTCCAACCTAACAGAATTAGGAGATTTGATAATCAAGGGTATTTTAGGAGGAGATATTTTACTGATGGCTTCCAAATTGGAATTAATTACCAAATCATAAGAAGACAGAAAATCAGTAACTGATGAGTTATGATGGTGCTCTTTGATGTCAAGACCCAACTCTCTACCTTTATCGATAAGCAATTTATTGCTTACTTGAGCGCCACCTTGTCTTTGTTCTAGTGTGAAGTCAGATATAAATAATACTCTCATGCAAATGCATGATTATACCCTATAAACCTTCTTCTTCAACCACTATCTTAACCTCGTTAAGAAATGGATAAGCGTCTAAAAAATCATTATGATCAGTAAAATTAGCATCATCCCAGCCCCACTCACTTAATACTTCTTCATCATCCCAAGCTAAAGCTTCACTAGAGGTCATTTTATTCACTGGCTTTTTACTCCAAAATCTACAAGACCAATATCTAGCTTTGTGTTTCGGTCCTGGGTTTGAGTCACATTTATGACGCGCTCTAAAACTCCTGCGCCTATCAGGATCGTCTCGTTTAATTTCCATATTAGGGTCACCAAACTTTACCATAACTGTATTACCTTTGGGACTCTTTACGTAAACTCCAAATTTTTTTTTGGAGCCAGATGGCAATCGGAAAGGTTTATTTAAAGCTTTTTTTTCTGCTTCAGAGTAGTCGATATCTTCTATATCTTGATCCATCTCATCTTCAGAAACACCAGCTTTTAAAAGATCAATTTTAGAAAGAGCGAACTCTAACTCATTGTAGTCAACATAGCCCTCTCCATCTTCCTCATTATAGTATTCTTCACTACCCCTAGCAATGTCGCCATCAGCAGCTCTATAAGATTCTTTTACTTTACCTCCGCGAACCATTTTAAGAAATGTATTTACGCGAGCCATAGACCACTGACCCCTACTTTT